CCGGGTGGCATGATGGAAACCATTGGTGGAATGTTTGGTGGTGATGTACAGGCTTCGCCACCGCCGACTCCGATGCCGACTCCGACACCGGGTGGCATGATAGAAAACATTGGTGGAATGTTTGGTGGTGATGTCAATATGCCACCTCCGACTCCAACTCCGACTCCAACTCCGGCTCCAACTCCGGCTCCAACTCCGGCTCCAACGCCAACTCCGGCACCGGCTCCGATTCGGACTCCTGGTGCAAGGCCGGGTGCAAGGCCGGGTGCAAGGCCGGGTGCAAGGCCGCAGGGGACTCGCAGGCGGATTCCGGGCGCAAGGGGGCCAAGAAGGGATGTCCGTAAAAGGGGCTATCGTCCACCGGGGGGGAGATAAATGGAATCGAGAGAATGCAGCCAATGCTGTTGTGACTTCCCTTTGACCGATGAATACTTCCATCGGGACGAAAGCAAGGATGATGGGTTCAAGACCGTCTGTAAGATATGCCGCTTAAATGAGAGGAAGCGGAAAGAAAACGACGCGATTGATGAACGCATCCAAAAGCTGGAAGAACGGGGAATTAAGCTGCTTGATACGCTCGTCACAGGGGGGAGCAATATCCCTCACATGGCTGAGACATATCAGCGGATCATGGAAGTGTTTGGCGGGCCGATGGGCTTTGCACAGCACTTCCTTGCCAACTATCTCAGCACCAAGCCGGGCAGCGCGGCGAGAGGGAAGCAGATCAACACGATCATCAGCCTTGGCGTTAAGGTGAGTGAATCGGGCGCTGCTGAAAAGAGTTTGGACGGAATTACCGATGAAGAACTGGAAAGCGAAATCAATGCAACCGCCAGGGCTTTACTTCTGTTCAATGATGGATCAAAGAAAGTGGAAATGGAGGATTCCAAGGTAAATGTCGGAGACACAATGGCCTCCTGAGCCTGCCGAGGTTCCTGATTCTTACAGGCCGGAAGCAACAGAGCAGCAGAAGCGGGAAATGCGTTTGCTTTATGCAGAACGCTCCCGCCGACGTATCGAAGCGCTTCGACTTTACGAGCCTTTGCCTTTCCAAGAGGCATTTCACGCCAGCCGTGCCAAGGAAGTTCTCATACAGGCTGGGAACCAGGTAGGGAAAAGCCTCTGTGCGTTTATAGAGGACGCGAGGGCTGCCACTGGCCAAGACCCCTACGACAAGTACCCCAAGGAGAACGGGGTAATGGTGTGCCTGGGCATGGACGAGGGGCATATCGGCAGGACGATCCACAAGTATCTGTTTCGGGCCGGTTCATTCAAGATCATCAGGGATGAGAAGACGGGATTCTTCCGGGCATGGAAACCTTGGGTTGAAGGTGACTGGGCAAGGAAAGATGCGGCCAAGCCCGCACCGCCCCTGATTCCCCCAAGGTATATCAAGCGGTTCGCGTGGAAGAAGCGGGCACAGCATGTGTTTGAGGTCTGTGAGCTTCACAACGGCTGGATAATCTATGCGATGGGCAGCAAGGGTGACCCGGCACAGGGGTTCCAGGCCGATCTTGTGCATATCGACGAAGACCTCGAAAAGCCGGAGTGGTATGACGAGATGATTGCCCGTCTTTCCATGCGAGAGGGGAGGCTCAGGTGGAGTGCCCTTCCCCATGCCAAGAATGACGCCCTTGTGAACCTCTGCGAGCGTGCGGAGGACGAGGAGAAGCTGGAGAACGCCTCAACGGTCGTTATCCGGGCGACGATCTTCGACAACCCCTTCATGCCGGAACAGGTTAAAGAGGAGAACATCAAGCGGTGGCGGAAGCGGGGCGAAGACGAATATCGCAAGCGTGCCCTTGGGGAGATGGTCACAGACAGCGTACTCATGTACCCTACCTTCTCAAAGGATCTCCACCGGGCTATCAGGCACGAAGAACCCCGCACAGAGGTTCAGAAAATACTCACAGAGGCCAAAGGAGAGCCACCCAAAGACTGGTGCAGGTACATGGTGGTTGACCCAGGACACAGTGTTTGCGCATCAACATTCTGGGCTATTCCGCCCCCTGCACTAGGGGATCATGTAGTGTGCTATGATGAGCTTTATCTTCAACAGTGCACGGCGGAAATCTTTGCAGAAGCAGTGATGCGAAAAACACGGGAGCATGTGTTCCAGTCGTTTATAATTGACGCACACGGGGGGCGGATCAGGGAAATAGCGAGCGGTGTGTTGCCGAGGATTCAGTACACACGGGAGTTAGAAGCGAGGGGCGTGAGGAGTGTGGAGACAGGAAGCGGGTTCTACCCTGGCAGTGACGACATTGCTGGCCGGGAGATGAAGCTCAGGGACTTGCTCCATGTGAGGGCTGGTGGTACGACCAAGATGCTGGTTGTCATGGTACCGCTTCAAGAAGAAGGTAATGAATGGATTTATCACAGACGAGGGGATGCGGCGTGGAAACTGCCACGCAATCGAAACCTGCGAGTATGCAGCGGCTCATGGAATGAAGTATATCCAGCCGCCCTACAAGCCTATCAGGGATACGATTGTGACACGGATCATCAAAGAACGGAATCAGAGAGAGAAGCAGCGTCGTATGAATTCTAGTCTTAGGAGTGGTGGTTACCGCTCCTATATTAACCTTGGCCCTACTGGAGAATGAGAGATGGATGAGCCTACGAGTGAAGAACTTCATAACTTTGTGATGCCGGAGGTTGTCGTTGGCACGCCGGTTACCTATTACCCCACCGGGATGATTGAGGGGTCGGATGTGAGGGTTGGTTTCATCATTCGCATATCACGTTCTGGAAGGAACGTGGTTGTGCGAACGGCTGACGGCGGGCACTTTGAGTCTGTTCGTCACATAGATGACCCCAAGCTGAAACTTAACGTAGACCACCGCGAGGCGGGTGCGTGGGATTTCACAGCCTTTCACAAGGCCGAGCTTGTCGAGAGGAAGAAGATTATGGGCAGGCTTGACAAGCTGGAGGGCAAGAAAGCTGCCGCCCCTCTCTCCTCCGAAAGTATCGAGGAACCTTATTCCAGTTTGCGGGCCAAGGCCATTGAACTGGGCATTGAGTTCAAAGGTAATCCCAAGCGACAATGGCTTGAGATCAAGGTTGCCGAGTATGAAAGCCGTGAGCAGGAGATTGAGGTAAATGCCTAAATGGGACAAGTCTTCTCACCCTACTGCTCCGATTGTGGATCTATGGCTGGAGAAGATAAAGGATGCCAAGAAGCACAAGCATGACCGCTTTGGCAAGTATGCCGACGAGTGCATGAAGTTCTTCGATGGCGCGCATGACTGGATGTGGAAGGGCGAGTACGCCAAGGCTCCCGGCGGTTTCCTTGACAAGGAATCCCAGGGTGCTGCGCCCACCTTCCGTATGACGGTGAATCGCGTGTTTGAGGCCGTGGCGCTTTTTGGGCCGGTCTTGTATCACCGCAATCCGGTTTTGCAGGTTACTCCACGTTTTGGGCCGGAAGTTGCGCCGGAGTCCCTGGGAATCAACCCGGACGACCCGAATATGCAGCAGTATTACACGCACTTCCAGACCCAGGAGAAGTTTATCTCTGAGATCAAGCGAACCCACGCTTCGATCAAGGAACACTATCTCAACTGGTTGCAGCAGGAGTCTAACAAGAAGGTTCAGTGTCGACGTGCGATTAACGAGGCGATCATCAAGGGGATGGGCATTCTCTGGACGGAGATGTACCAGCCCAAGGGTTCGGAGATCCGGCATCCCAAGAGCCATTACCTTTCGGTTGATGATCTTGTCATAGATCCTGACGCCCAGTATTGGGAGGACATCCAGTGGATTGCCCGCAGGCTGGTTCATCCTACATGGCTTGTAGACAAGAAGTTCAAGCTCAAGGGCGAACTTGTCGGGAACATGGAGTCGCTTGGTACGCAGGGGATGTACAAGTCGAAGGGCGGGAAAACGTCGAGCGAGAAGCGGGACGCCAAGACCTTTGATCTTCTGGAATACTGGGAAGTGTATACCAAGTGCGGTTTTGGTGACCGGCTCCGTTCTGCCGAGAAGAAGTCCAAGTATAACTGGGGGCAGTTTGGAGACTTCAATTACCTGGCCATCAGCCGCGACGTTCCGTTCCCATTGAATCTTCCCTCAGAGGACTTAAAGAACAAGAGCTTTGAGGAAGTGTTCATGCAGGTTCAGTGGCCAATCCCGTTCTGGACGGACGGTGGCTGGCCATTCAGCAAGTTGTCATTCCACGACAAGCCGAAAGAAATATGGCCCATCTCATTGATTAAGCCCGCGATTGGCGAGTTACGTTTTGTCAACTGGTGCATGTCCTTCCTTGCCGACAAGGTTGCCGCATCCAGCACGACTTACATAGCGATAGCCAAGGCGGCTGGGGCTGAGATTCAGGATCAGATCAAGTCCGGTCTTGGCCCCTACACCCACATCGAAATATCCGAGTTATTTGGGCGTAGTGTGACGGACGTTGTTTCGTTTCTGGATGCCCCGCAGTTCAACTCGGACATCTGGACGATGGTGAGCCAGGTTCTCGACCTGATTGACAAGCGAACTGGCCTGACGGAGTTGATTTACGGTCTATCCGGCCCAACCCAGATCCGCAGTGCGGCGGAGGCGGAGATCCGCAACCAGAATGTATCTATCAGGCCGGATGATATGTCGAGCCAGGTAGAGGACTGGCTAAGTACATGCGCGATGAAAGAGATGGAAGCGGCTGAGTGGTCTTTAACGGCTGATGACGTGAGGCCGGTTCTGGGTGCGTCTGCTGCGTACATCTGGACGAAGCAGATTAAATCCCAGCGTTTTGAGAAGACGGTACGGGACTACGACTATCGTGTGGAAGCCGGATCAGCCCGCAAGCCGAACAAGGTCAACCGGGTACGTCAGCTTAACGAGTTTGCACAGATTGCCATGCCGCAGTTGCAGCAGTTTGCAGCACAGGGGAACCCAGGGCCGTACAACGCTCTTATTGAGGATTGGGCCAAGGCGAACGACCTTGATCCTGCCCGCTACATGGTTACTGAGGAACCGGGGGCGGGGCCAGAGGAACAGCAACAGCAGCAGATGCAGCAACAGCAGCAGGCCCAGGAACAGCAGATGCAGGCCCAGCAACAGCAGATGCAGGCTGATGCCCAGGTGGAGCAGCAGAAGCAACAGGTTGATATGCAGATGAAACAGATGGACTTACAGGGCAAGCAGTTAGACATGCAGGGCAAGCAGCTAGACATCCAACTCAAGCAGGAGAGCATGGGAATAGAGAAGGAGAAACAGCAGCTTGAACTTGAGATCATGCGGGAGAAGAAGGTGGAAGAATGATGCAGGATCACAACGAGATTTTGAAGAAGTTACTGGGTGCCGTGGATGACATGGATTTTGGTCACATGGAGCATCACCACAGTGGCGGCCAGCGTGCGCCGGGCAGGGAATTGATTCGCCGGGCCAATCTTGCCAGCCAGGTAGACGTGCACAGTGAGCGAATGCGTCGTCCGGGTGACGAGGAGTTTTTGGCTGAGAAGAAGAAGGCTCCGCTAGTCATGGCGCTCGGTACGATTTCGACGCCACAGGGAACGGTAAAGTTCCGCAAACGGCTTCAGTAGGAGAAAGAACAATGCCAGGAATACCACCAATTTTGGGTGCCGGAATTGGGCCTCAGCATGAGGAGCTTATCAGGCGGGCAGCAAAAGAGAGTCAGGAGGGGGAGGCCCGGAGGCTTGGCCTAGAGGAGGATATTCCTGCGCAAATGAGGGAGCGGTTGCGAGGCGCTGATTTGTTGAAATTTCCGCATAAATTACCTCCGCCGCATAAAATCTTCTCCCCACCTCGACCAGAACCAGAAATAAGAGGCGGGACAACGCCGTGGAATCTCCCGTGGGAAAACAACATTCCCCCACAATTTCACCCAGACAATCCGCTTGGGCGGCCAGGCCCGTGGGGAGCGGGATAGATAATGCCAGACGTACACCTAGATAGACACCGGGCGGAGTGCGAACGACTGGGTTGCGCCGAGTTTTTCGACCAGTTGATCGAGGAGGGCAATAACGCCGGTTTTGCTGCGATGCTGGCCCAGAGGCGTCCACCTGGCACGAAGGGAACGGACAGGACTTTCCTTGAGGGCAGCCACAACTGGGCTGACAAGATGGGGAGAACGAACCGGAAGCATATTTTTGAGCAGGCAAAAAAAGCTGGCATATCCACACAGGGCAAGGTCTACAAGGGAGGCATTGGCAAGCCGAATGACCCGATGGCGTGGGTGAGTAATTCTGGTGACGTGCTTGCGGCCTGCAAGGAGAAGGGATTTTCCTGTGAGGGGGCGGTTAATTACAAGGCACCGGAGCGCCGGATAAAGAAAAAGCGACTCGCAGACGACCTGGCACACGGGTACATGCAGAGAGAACTGGCAAGCGACCCCTCTTTAAGAGAGAAGGTAAAGAAAAACCCCAAGAAACTGATCGAGTTAAAGGAGAAGGTCATAGACAAGCATGGCAGCAAGAAGCGGTAAGACGATATAATGACAAAAAAGTGGATACAGAAGGCGATTAAAAGACCGGGACAGCTTCACCGGGATCTTTGCATCCCACAGGGTCAAAAGATACCAGAGGAGATGATCCGCAAGGCAGCAAAGCGAAGCGGCAAAGTGGGCCAGCGTGCCCGTTTAGCCACGACACTTAAACGGATGCGAAAGAGGTAATCATGTACGGGCAAGGCAGCTTAATGCAGGCACTAGGGGGAACCCAGCAGCCGAGAAATACGTTTGGTGTCCCCGGCAGCAACCTTACAGAGGAAGAAAAGAGGTTTCTTGAGGAACTGATCCGCAAGGAGGTGGAGAAGCAGAAGCCTGGGGCTATCACCCCTTACGGGAGGCCGTTCTAGGGTGGAATTTCCAGATAGGCTAGGGCACAGCGAGTTCGTCAACTCCTTGCTGAACGACAAGACTTACCGGGAGGGGGCTTTCAGCAAGATAGCCCGCAGCCTGGGTCTGACGAACGAGGACGCAACGAAGCAGATACAGAGGAACCCACTTCACTTTTCACCAAGGGAGCGTCGTAGTTCGATGCTTGCAGAGGGTCACATCCGTCGTCTACAGCGAGGGTCGCGGCCTAAAGAGGCAATCATAGGAAAGACAAGGAGATTGTAATGCCACTTGGACTTGATCCCAGGCCATATCCCGTGAATGAGGGTGGTGGAAGGGTGCCCCCGCGACTACTCACCTTACCGATGACCCCGGCATGGGCCAGGGGGATGGGTGATCCTCGCACCAGCCCCGGTGGATTTGGGCCAGAGGGATTACCTTCTCCCAGTAGGCAAAGGCGCAATCAAAAAGAAGCCGATATGCGCCGGAGATTTGAGGCAAATATGGAAGGCATTGGCGATATGAGTCCTGCTGTCAAGGCCGCAGTTCTTGATGAAATGCGCCGTAGGGAGCAAGGACAAAAAGAAGGTCTTAGGCAGCCCGACCAGAATCTAATGGAACAAATAATTAGGAACCGTGGATTTCCGAGATAGAGAGAACTTTTAGGAGGAGATTGTAATGCCTATCCAGGTACTAGACGCGCAGGGCAACGTGGTTCACACGCTTGATGCCCAGCAGAACCCAAATGCCATCCAGCAGGCCCAGATGATGGCTGCCTCGATAGGCGGATCTGTCAATGAGTTGCCCTACGAGGGTGGCGGCGAGATGGGTGGCCCTGGAATGATGCCTCCGGGTATGGGTGGCCCTCCGGGTATGGGTGGCCCTCCTCCGGGTGGCCCTCCAGGTATGGGTGGCCCTCCAGGCGTCCCTCCTCCGGGTGGTGGTCAGTTTAGTGGTGGCAGCCCCACGGTTCCGGGTGGCCCAGGGGAAGACATTGGTGGAACTGTACCGCCGGAGCTTATGGCGCAGCAGGGTGGAGGCCCACCGCAACGTCCGAATCACCTTGAGGTCATTCGTATGATGCAGCAGGAGGAACTACAAAGTTTGACGGGTGGGGATCAGAGAATGGGTAGCCCGCTGGATCAGCAGATGGCTTCCATGCCTCCGATAGCTCCGCCCATGCTGGCTCCGCCTGGTATGCAGGGGCCACCAGGAATGCCGCCGGGAATGCCGGGAATGCCGCCGCAAGGCCCGCCAGGAATGCCGCCGGGAATGCCGCCGGGAATGCCGCCACAAGGCCCGATGATAGGGTAAAGACGCATGGCCGTTGACGACAGTGTATTAACGTACAGCGATATGCTGGATTACGTGACCGCTCTGACCGATGGTGGGGCGAGGACGAAAGACCTGCGCCTTTTCAAAGAGGCAATCCTTGGTGCGTACAAGGATGTTGCTATGGCGGCTGAGTGGGACTACCACATGGATGAGGGGCG